TCGACGCCGCCGACGCCACCTTCACCGCCGTTCCTGCCGGCGCTGCCATCGACTGCCTCGCCGTCTTCAAGGACACCGGCACGCCCGCGACCTCGAACCTGCTCTTCTACATCGACGGGTTCACGGTGACTCCTAATGGTGGAGACATAACCGTTCAGTGGAGTAATAGTAATCCATTTATCGCCAAACTCTGATGCCATATTCCGACTCGGAAAAGGAGAAGGAATACCATCGGGGGAAATACCGCAGACGCCTCGCGGCAGACCCGGAAGGAACGCGAGAGAAACAACGACTCAGGGTCAAGCGTTGGCACGACGAGCATCCGGAAGCCAAGCGAGGCTACAGGTTGAAGCATCTCTACGGCATCTCCATCGAGCAGTACAACCAGATGCTCGAAGACCAGGGCGGTGTCTGCGCGATCTGTCGTCAGGAGTGTCGTACCGGCAAGGCGCTCGCGGTTGATCACAACTCTGAGACAGAGCAAGTGCGCGGTCTGCTCTGCCGTGCGTGTAACGGCGGCATCGGCTCGATGGGCTACAGCGTCGAGAACATAGAGCGAGCCGCCGCCTACCTGCGTAACGCGGGGTAACCGTGCAGCACCCTCCTGACGCGAGGGCTGTACTCGGCAACTTCCTCGTCGGTAACGAGGAGGTCGGCTACCGGATCGGCGTCCCCGGCGTTTGGCCGTCGCCGACCGTCCCGACGCTCACCGCCGGCACGACGCTCACGGGCGCGACGACGATCACGGGCGCGACGGTTGCGAACCAGTTCGGCCCGCTCACCTTCAAGACGGTCTACAACCAGACCGTCGCCGTCGGCGGTGTTTCGTCCGCGCAGGCCTTCGGCACACCGAAGCTGGCGCTCAGGTTCGGTCCCGGCTCGGTTCCCTCGGCGCAGGCGTTCGGCTCGATCACGATCAAGACGGCGGTTACCCGCTCGGTCGGCTCCGTCCCGAGCGCACAGGCCTTCGGCGTGGTTACGCCCTACAGCGTTATCCGGGCGAGCGTAACCGGCGTCCCCTCGGCGCAGAGCTTCGGCACGATCAGGACGGCGCAGGGCCGTCCTGTCGGCGGTGTCTCGTCCGCGCAGAACTTCGGCGTGCCGACGATCAAGGCGACCGTCACTCTCCCCGTTGGCGGCGTCCCGAGCGCGCAGGCGTTCGGCGTCGTCACGCCGAAGGCGACCTACCGCCTCACCCCCGCCGGAGTCCCGTCGGCGCAGGCCTTCGGCTCGCTCGTCTTCCGCACCGGCTTCACGAAGCCCGTGCCGGGACTCGGCTCGGCGCAGGCCTTCGGCGCGATCAAGACCGCCTTCTCGGTCCAGGTCCCAGGCGTTCCGAGTGCGCAGCAGTTCGGCGTCTCGCGTTTCAACCAGCGCGTCCTGCTCGCAGGTGTTCCGAGTGCGCAGGCCTTCGGCGTTCCCGAGGCCTACGTCGCCTGGATCGAGGACATCGCCTGCGCCGACCTCGACCTCCCCAGTCTCCCCGCCTGCCTTGGGTCGCCCGCTCCTGCGCTCCTGAACGAGTTCGTCTGCGGGCAGGCCGTCGTCGGCGGGCCAGGGTTCGCGCCTCCGCTGGACGAGTGCCTCGAAGGGATCGACGTGGCGATCTGCGGGTATCCGAGTCCCGAGGTCACCACGCCGCCGTTGATCTGCGGCGATGGGCACGTCGTCGGCGGGCTTAGCTACGCCAACCCGCTCGACTGCCTGCCGTCGCCCAGCGCGGCGGTCTTGAACGAGTTCCTCTGCGGAGATGGAACGCTCGTCGGCGGCGATGCCTGGATGGAGGAGCTTTCGGCCCCCATCGTGCTCGACCTCGAAGAGCTTGTCTGTGCCTAGATGCGCAACAGAGCGCCGTGGTGACGAGGGCAGAGCCATCGCACGTCTAGCGGCTTCGAGTAGTCGGGATGGTGGGCCTGGACGTAGCGCCGCCCGTTGCGGTACGGCTCCACACCGCAGACCTCGCACGGCTGCGGGATCAGTACACCTCTTCGGATCGCAACGTAGACCGCTCGACGTGCTCGCTCGCGGGGGCGGGCCTTTTCGAGGTTGGCCCAGCGCCACTCCTTCGCGTGGTTCTTCTTCGCGTTGCTGCGCCTGTGCGCAGCTTTGGCCTTGTCGGGGTTCTTCTCGCGCCACTCGCGCATCCGCTCGCGGGCTTCCTTGCGGAGAGCTTCGGCAAGATCGGGGTCTTTCATCGCTTCCTGACGGCGGCGGCGGTTCGAGGCCACGATCCGTGCGAACTCGCGCTCGCGGTACTCAGGATCGGCGCGAAGCCGTCGTGCTCGCTCGCGCTGGTACTCGCGTCTTTTGTCGGGATCAACGTAAGGCATCGGGGGAGACTATATGACCTATGTGAAGCAGTCGTGGATCGACTCGCAGACGCCCGTGGACAAGGTTCACATGGATCACATCGAAGACGGGGTTGTCCTGCTCGACACGGGTGGCGCTGCGGCGAAGGGCGCTGCGAACGGCTACGCCTCGCTCGACGCGGGCGGTAAGGTGCCCGTCGCGCAGATACCGCTCACGGTCGTCAGCTACGCCACCACGCTGCCCGCGAGTCCGGTGGACGGGCAGGAGGCGATCCTCGTCGACTCGGTCACGAACCCGACCTGCCAGTGGCGGTTCAGGTGGAACGCGGGGTCTTCGAGCGCCTACAAGTGGGAGTTCGTCGGGGGGCATCCCTCCTGCCAGGACTTGTACGCAGATGTGATCGTCACGAACGCCTGGACGGTGATGGCTTCGCCGCAGTTCACCGTTCCGCGAGCCGGTGTCTACCGGGCACGAGCCTACGCGCAGCAGGTGGCCTCCGGGACAGGCGGCGGCACCATCTTCACTTTCGGCGCTGGTCTTACGACTGACGCCAACGGAGGCACGTACACCGCCAACGCGGCCAACGCTGCCGCCTCGTCTGCTCTCGGTCTAAGCCCTGCGATGACCAGTATCACTTGTGCGGCGGGTAACACGATCTGTATCTGGGCGCACGGCGGCGCGAGTGGAGTTCACTACTACTGCCGCTCGCTGGAAGTTCAGCCGATCAGAGTCTCATAACCAAAGGAGGATGGATGGCACGCAGCACACAGGAGAAGGGGGAGCGCAAGCTGACGCTCCCGACCGGGCACCCGGCCGCCGGCTACGTCTCGCCCGATCTGTCGGGCATCGAGGGCGTCGAGCTGCTGCCCGACGAGGAGCAGAAGCTCCACGACGAGCGCAACGACGCGCGTGACGCTGAGGTGGAGGCCGTCGCCGCCGCCGAGGACAAGGTGGCCAAGGAGGAGGCGAAGGCGGCCGAGGAGGCCGAGAAGGCGGCGGCGAAGGAGGAGAAGACGGCAACCAAGGCGAGCGCCCCGGCCTAGTCGTGGGCTGGAACGAAAGGCCGGAGAGTGAGTGCGTCCTCTCCGGCTGGTCGGTTGACAGGAGCAACGGGTATGCGCGGTCTCGTAAGAAGTACGCGCATCGAGTGGCGTGGGAAGAGGTCTTCGGCCCCATCCCCGAGGGTCTGACGATCCACCATCTGTGCGGTGTCAAGACGTGCATCAACGTTGACCACATGGTGCTCCTGACGCGGAAAACGCATGGGGTTCTGCACTCACATCTGCCGCAGTGTGACCACGAGAGGAAACGGAAGAAGAACGGCCACACTCGTTGTCCGACGTGTGAAGCGATCAAGGCTAGAGAGTGGCAGCTCGCCCATCGAAAGGAGCTGAACGCGAAGCGACGTGCTCGTTATCGCAACGATTCCGAGTACAGAGAACGCATCTTGAAGCGTGTGCGAGAGAGGAAAGCCAGTGGCCGCTTGGAATAGCCAGCCTCCCAAGGGAGGGAAGATGGTGGAGGTGCGCGGGTATCCGGGCAATCTCTACCCCCCAGATGCCGCGCCGGGGCACACACCGTCGAAGGACTCCGACTTTGTGGTCGCGTGCAAGAGAACGGCTGCCCGTTGTGGCGCGTGGCCGTGGACGCCAGATGAATGGGACGACAGCTACTCAAACGGATTTGCGCATGGGAAGGACGAAGCGACCCATGCGGGAATAGCGGGACTGCAACGTTGGTCGGGCACGATCGATCCGACCGGCAACGTCGGCGAGAAGACGTTCAACTTCCTGCGTAGTGTCAAGGTGCCGCAGGGCAGGACGCACGCCGGAGAAATGGCCATGGATTCTGTGGCCGTCAACCTGATCAACGCCGCCTACGAGGACAGCCAGGCGCCGCCGCCGGGCACGAAGAGCGCGAGGGAGAAGGCGCTTGACCGTGCTATCGGCCAGTTAGGGGTGAAGGAGTCTCCCGCTGGTTCGAATCAGTGTCCCTACACGGAGTGGTACGGCATGGTGGGGCCGTGGTGCGCGATGTTTGTCACGTATTGCTATGACGCTTCGGGAGGCCCCGGTTCCCCAACCTTCGACCGCAACCAGTCCCGGTACTCGTATGTGCCATACGTTGTCTCGGACAGCTACAACGGTCGCTTCGGCCTATCGCAGACGAACTCCCCAAAACCCGGGGATCTTGTTTGCTACGACTGGCAGTGGAACGGAGAATACGATCACATCGGCTTCTTCGAGAAGTGGACGAGTGGACACGCTTTCACCGCCCTGGAGGGGAACACTGCCGTTGGCAACGACAGCAACGGGGGCGAGGTCATGCGCCGTCAACGAGATGTCAACGGACAAGCAACGAAGTTCATTCGAGTAGCCGAATGAAAGGGCCTAAGCCTCGCTCGATCTATGATCGCTGGCTCGAAAAGGTGGAGAAGACTGATGGGTGTTGGCTCTGGCGAGGTGCTCGCATCCCGAAGGGCTACGGCACCATCGGCTCCTTGAACTCCCGTGAGACGGTATACGCGCATCGCTTCGCCTACGAGCACTTCGTCGGGGTGATCCCAGATGGGATGTTCGTGCTGCACTCCTGCAACACGCCTGCGTGTGTGAACCCAGCGCATCTCCGACTGGGAACGGCGAAGGAGAACTCGCAGGACATGGTGGACGCCGGTCGCAGTTCTCGCGGAGAACGTGCTCATGCCGCCAAGTTGACCGTCGCCGATGTTCTCGCCATCCGCGCTGGGACGCGCCTGTACAAGGAGATTGCTGCCGAGTACGGCCTTTCGGTCTCAACGGTCTGCGACATCAAGAAGCGGCGCACCTGGGCGCACGTCGGTGCGGAACCTTGATCCGCAGATCCTGGCAGCGATCGGTGCGCTGGCTTCGGGAGGCGGCAGCCTCGCTGCGGCGTTCTACTTCGTCAAGCAAGAACGGAAGCGCGCCCACAAAGACTGCGACGAACGGATCGAAGCGTTCCGGGAAGGGCTGAGGATCATCCGTGAGGAACCCCGTGACGCTACTTATCGCCGCCCTGGTACTGGCGGCTAGCGGCGGCTTCCTGGTTGCGACCGCGATCGGGCAGGGAACGCAGACGCCGACGAAGACGGTGACGATCGACGTCGGCGCAGGCACGCAAGGGCCGGCCGGTCCGCCGGGGCCACCGGGGCCGAAGGGCGATCCCGGCTCGCCGGGCGCAGAAAGTTGTCCTGCCGGTTACACGTTCAGCGCGGTCGTCTTCAACACGCCGCAGGGGCACCAGACGATCGCCACATGCTTGTTGGGCTGAGTTTCGACGGTTACTCGCTGGCCGCGCTCGCGCTCGTGGTCGTCGGCGTGCTGGTCTTGGTTGCGCTGCTTCGCCGCAACCGGGACGTCGGCATCTCACGCTACGGCTTCTTCATCGAGCGCGAGCGCTTCGACGACGACGGGCGCGTGATCGAGATCGAGGACACGAAGGTGCTCTGGCCGAAGGAGGACAAGTGACACGCGCACAGATGGTTCAGCAAGTCGCCCGTTGGCTCGGCTTGCAAGACCAGACGACCTACGACGAGACGCAGATGATCAACGACCAGCTCTACTTCGGCACGATCGACCTGCTCTCGCGGACTCGCTGCACGGTGCGCTGCGTCGATCTGCGCGTGCACGCGAACCAGGACGAGTACAAACTCGACCACTCGCTGCTCGCGCTCGTGGACGTGGAGAACGGCGCTCGCCCGCGCGCGCGGCGCAACGAGACGCTCTCGCCGAGCTTCACGCTGATCCGCTCCGACGTGTTGTTGATCGAGCCGATGCCGACGGTGGACGGCGAGATTCAGGTCTGGGGCGTGCTGCGCCCGCAGCAGATGGTCGACGATGGGCAGTCGCCGAGCTTCGAGGACCTGGGCGCGATCCCCGACGAGTATCACGACGCGATCGTCACCTACGCCCTCTGGAAGCTCGCCGACTACGCCGACGACGCCGCCGCTCAGAACGGTGAGTATTACCGCATCCTCTACGAGGGCCAGGACACTCGCTCGGGCCGGCTCGCCCAGATCAGGGCTTTGGTCAACAAGCGTGGCACCGCCAAGGCGCCCGGCCGCAACGTCAAGCTGCGCTCGGTCTCCGGCTCCGGGGCCTACGTCGGGTGAGCGCACCCGTTCAGCTCCTGCGCGGTGCGCGCGCCTTCGCGCGCGACTTCCCGCGCGACAACATGACTGCGGGCTACCTCTGGGACATCGCCGACTTCGTGCCGACGCTGATCGACACGCAGCTCACCGGCCGCGGTGCCTGGCTCTGGGGGTCGGCGGCGCAAGCGAACGGCGACTACTTCGGCGGCGCCCTGGCGCCGTTTACGGCCGGCGAGCAGAACCTCGGTGGCACCGCGAACGGGACGCTCTACTCGATCGACTCGACCACCTACGCGCTGACGAGCCGCGGCACGGTGCCGGTCGGCATCCAGAACCCGGCGCAGCTCTTCGACCAGACGATCTGGTTCTCGGGCGCGGGCTCCTCGCCGCCCTCGATCGTCGGCCCGAGTGGAAGCCCGAGCGCGGCTCCCGGCGCCCCGAACGCGAAGGTCGGCTGCGTCTGGGGCAGCTACGTGATCTGCGGCGGCGCTCCTGGTTCCGACGACTGGGTCTACTTCTCGCCGCCGGCGAACGCCGCCGCGAGCTGGGACGCCGTCTCGAAGTACGAGACCTCGGGCCGGATCACCGGCCTCGCGGCTTTGCGCTCGGTGGCGCTGATCTTCCATCCCGGCAGTGTCGAGCGGATGCGCGGCTCGCTGCCGGTGCACACCGGCTTCACGAACGACGACATCCACATCGAGGCGCTCTTTGGCCAGGCCGGGACGACCGAGCCGAAGACGATCTGCTACTGGAACGAGAACATCCTCTTCGCCGACGAGCACGGCGTCCACATGACCGACGGTTCGGCGATCCGCAACCTCTGCTCGCAGGGCGGCATCTCCTACTTCTGGCGCCCGCTCTACCAGAACAAGCAGACGATCTCGGCCGCGATCTTCCTCGACTACTACATCGTCTCGGTCGTCCGCACCGACAACATCAACGTCACCCTGATCTGCGACCTGAACAAGCGGCAGTGGTTCAAGTTCACGAACATCGCCGCCACCTCGATGTGGGCCTCCGGTGGCACGACCGGGATGGAGCGCGTCTGGGGCGGGATCAAGGGATCGGGCAGGCTGGCACGGATCGGGCCGACCTTCTTCCCAGCCTTGGATGGAACGACGATCACGGACGACAACGGGACGAATGTGCTGCCGTTCTTCGAGACGCCCTGGTACAGGCTCGGCCAGGAGGGCCGCAAGCGCAGCCGCTTTGGCTACCTCTCCTACGACATCCGCACGAGCGGGGCGGCGTTGGAGGACATGCCCGCGAGCTGGCGCGTCGGCCTCCAGGTCGAAGACGAAGGCCTGCCGAAGAACCCCGGCCCGCGGATGACGCCGGGGATGCTCGACTTCGGCTACATCCTCTCGCCGCAGGACCTGAACTACGCGAGCGCGGGCAACCTTCCCTCGACCTCGAAGTACACGCGCTTCCGGCTCCCGGTCGGCAAGGCTTCCTACGGGATCGCCTTTCGCGTCCGCCAGCTTCAGCCCTCGACGGTGACGCGCATCTTCGAGATCGGCGTCGATGCGCACCCGATCGAGCGCGGCCGAGTATGAGCAGCACTGACTTCGAGATCCGCAATCTGCGCCAGAACGTCTACGGCGCCCAGGACGACCGGCCGCTGAACGAGCAGGAGTTTCAGCTTCTGCAACGGCTCTTGTCCGACCCGTTCAGCTTCCCGCTCCAGTTCAAGTCCTGGCTCGTCAGCTACCTGGAGACCTCGGACATGAGCCTGCCGATGTCGAGTGTTTCCGGTCTCCAGAAGACGCTCGGGATCACGGGGGCCGGAGCGGGAACGCTCGGCACGCTGCCCGCCGGGCTGATCTTCCCCTACGGCGGCTCGACCGCCCCGACCGGCTCGAAGATGTGCGACGGCGCCGCCTATCCGACCGCAACCGAAGATCGTCTCTTCAAGGCGATCGGCTACGCCTTCGGTGGTGGCGGCGCCAGCTTCAACGTGCCCGATCTGCGTGAGCGGGTGCCGGTCGGCAGAGGCTCGATGGCGGCTCACGACGCGCTCGGCGACAGCGAAGGCCAGTCACTCGGACAGCGCGGGATGGCGCACAAGCACACGGTCTTGCAGGACAACGTCGGCTGGTCGAGTAACAGCTACACCGCTGGTGCCGATGCAAGCTCCCCCGACGGCTACACCCCGACGCACGAGCTCGCCGACCACAACCACAACGTCCGTGTCGGACCGCAGAGCACGCCGCTGACCGACACGGTGGCGTTTATCACGATCAACTTCGTGATCGTCAGTTAGGAGGCAGAGATGGCGATCAGGCCTGCGGGCTACTACTACGGCGGCTCGACGCTGCCGGTCACGCCGTACAAGCCGCCGAAGCCGCCGCCGATCCAGTACGCGGGTCCCACCGGCTTCCAGACCGGCTACGGCCCTGGCGCAGTTCCGTCGTCGGCTGGCTACCAGACCTTCGGTGGCTCGACCTACGCGCTGCCGAAGCTCCAGGTGCAGCGATCGGTGGGCGGCGGTGACCAGGGCGGCGGCGGTGGAGGCGGAGGAGGGGGCGGCGGGGGAGGCGGCACGCAGACGACAACGACGGTGATGACGCCGAACCCGATCTACGAGTCGGACATCCTCTCGGCGCCGGAGTCGATCGGCGGCCAGCAGGCCTTCGACGCGACAGCCCAGCAGCTCCACAACACGCGCATGGCCCAGTTCCGGCAGGCGCTGATCGGTTCTGGCTACGACCCCGGCCCCCTGACTGGCGACCTCGGTGACTACGCGGGCGACATCGACCAAGCGACCCGTGACGCCGCTGCTGCGAACCAGCTCTCCGATCGGGCGCAGACGCTCAAGTCGTTCAACCAGGCGCAGGCCGACCTGCCCTACCTACTCGCCGCTCGTGGGGTGGCGCGTTCGGGCGCGCTTGCGACCGGGAACACGGCCCTGAACGAGCAGTATCAGGCGGCAACGAACCAGGGCCTGAACGACCTCCTCTCGACGCTACGGGGTTACGGCCAGACGTACGCAACCGGCTACAGCAACGCGATGCAGGCGTTGAACGCGGCCCGGCAGTCGGCGGCGCAACGGCTCGCGCAGATGCGCGGCTACTCGCAGACGACGACAACGACCGGAGGCCTCGGCGGCGATACCGGCGGCAACCTTCCTCCTGACTACAACCCCGACGACTACGCCTCTTCGCCCGGCAATCAGGAGCTGACCGACTTCGTCAACAGCCTGCCGCCACCGCTGCATCCCGGCACGATCCCCTACGCAGGCGGCGGCAGCCTGAACGCGATTGCCCGCAAGCTCGTCGGCGGATCGAGCGGCACTTGGAACGCGCGCAAGGTGAGGGCAGGCTGAGATGCCGGCCGGGCGCTTCACAACCTGGGGCGGCCAGCTCGGCGCCTTCACGCCGGCGGCGAGGGCGACCGGCGGCACTGCGGCCGGCAGCACGGGCAGCGCCACCGGAGGCGGCGGCAAGATCAGCATCAACCCGATCGCCACGCCCTACGACAAGATCCTCGCGCAGGCGCGCGCGAATCTCCAGACGCCGGGGCAGGGAGCGAACATCGCCAACCAGCAGGTGTCGGCGCAGATCGACGCTGCGCTTGGCGCCTCGAACGCGAGCTCGAAGCTGGAGCAGCAGCAGTTTGCCGACCTCCAGAACCGGGCGATGGGCTTCGCCTCGGGGCTTGGCGACCTGTTGACGCGAGAGGCGCCTTCGGTCGGGCAGGCCTACCAGAACGCCGCCAATGCGCTCGGCTCCTACGGGACCGGGCTGACCGGCGCCGTCGCCGCCGACCAGCAGGCGGTGGCCGACAAGGCGCGCGCCCAGGTTGCAGGTCTGATCGGCGAGCAGAACGCCGGCCTCGTCGGCGGCTACGACATCCCCGGCCTACGCTCGACGGCACAGTACACCGGCGTCACCTTGCCGGCCTCCGACCTCGGCGCCCAGGCGGCGACTGCGGTCAGGCTCCAGAACGCAGCGGCCACGCAGGGCTACGGCGAGGTCGCCCAGACCGCCAGGGACTACGCGCAGCAGGCGATCGACGCGCTGAACCAGCGCGCCGCCGAGCGGGCGAAGATCATCGCGCAGCGGCCGGAGCTCTACCAGACGGCGCTCCAGGCCCAGCGCGACGATCGCAACCAGACGCTGAACCGGATCGCCGACCTGACCGGCAACCGCGCCACCTATCTCCAGAACCTTGCCACGCAGCGGGAGAACATCCGGCAGTTCAACGTCGGCCAGCGGGAGACGAGGCGCGAGTTCGGGATCACCCAGGCCGACAAGCGCCGCCAGGCGAAGATCGACGCGCGGCAGCAGGCGATCGAGAACGCGCGCGCCGACAAGCAGCTCGGGATCACACAGGACTACCTCGGGATCGCGCAGCAGAAGTTCAAGCAGTCAACGACCGGCCGCGACGCGAACGGCAACGTGCTGCCCGGCTACGTTGAGGACCCGGCGACCGGCAGCGTCGTCTCCTACTCGCAGTGGTACTCGGCGAATGCGCCCGGCGCCTACTCGGACTCGCTCTCGCGTCAGCGCGGCGTGCTCGTGGACTCGAAGGGCAAGGCGATCACCGACGAGAACGGCAACCCGATCCCCTACGTCCCGAAGAAGAGCGCCTCGGGCAGCAAGAGCGGTCTGAGTCCGAGCGGTCTCGGCTCGGCGTTCAGGGACGCTCGCGGGGTGGCGAACAAGGCCTGGAAGGGGCGGCAGAAGGCAATCGCCGACGCTGCCAAGAGCACGACCACGAGCGGCGGCACAAGCGGCGGCGGCCTCAACATCACCGGCGTCAACCTCGGCGGCGGCACGGGCGCCGGCACGAGCACGACCGGAGCGGCGCCAGGTGTCGGCAGCCTGCTGGAGGACTACACGCAGACCTATAACGCCGTCCTTGAGTCGCTGCGCGGTTCCGGGATGAAGAACGAGAAGGCGATCCGCGCCCAGGCGCGACGGGCGATGAGGGCGGCCGGCTGGAAGACTCCGACCAAGCTCGACGTGGCCGCCTCGAAGTGGGACCTCGGGGTCTTCGGTTCGTGAGCACGACGCTAAGCCCAGCGCAACAGGCGAAGGCGAAGGCGATCCTCGGCAAGGCGCTGGCCGACTTCGGCCCGCCTCCGGCCGCGACCAAGGCTGCGGCTCCTCCTCCCCAGAGGATGATCCAGGTGCGCGCCCACAGTCGCGCCGCACCGGCAAGGCGCCCGCCCAAGACAACGACGGCGGCCCCAGTCAACACGCAGAGCGTCAGGCCGGCTCAGGTCTCGACCGTGAAGCGATTCGCTCCCCACTACGCGGGTGAGCCCGTCGCCGGCACGGTCGGCGCACTGAAGAACCTGGCCGGTGGCTGGGCCGAACCGGGACAGAGGGCGCAGCCGGGCGCCTACCTCGCCGAGCGCCCCTACTACACGGATGCCTACACGTCCCACCACCACGCCGGACCGTCCGGCCAGGAGAGCACGGGCTGGAACGCGGCCCAGGTGGCGAAGGCCAAGCAGATCCAGGCCGCGAACTACGGCAAGCCGGGCTACGTCCTACGCTCGCTGATCCCCGGCGGGCTCGACGAGGGCGGCGAGACGAACGTTGCCAGGGCGGCGGCGAAGGCGGCGAACGCGGTCTCGTTGGTCATGCCCGGCGGCGGTGTCGGCGAGGCCGCCGGACTGCTCGGCATCGGCCTCGCCAAGGGCCTGCGGGGCGCGCGCGCCGCCAAGGCCGTGGCCGAGGTAGCACCGAAGGCGGAAACGCTCAAGGAGGCCGAGACCCGCACGTCCGGCGCTCTCGCGGCCTACCAGACCGGACTCGACGCGCTCAAGAAGGACCCGCGCTACTGGGACTACTCGCGCGGTCGTCCGCTCGTCTCCAAGTGGGGGAGCCAGCAGGCGAACAGGCTGGGGAGCGAATACGCGCGAGCCTCGGCCAAGGGGCCGACGAAACCGGTCACGAACGCGCAGGCGCTCGTCGATTCGGGACTCGCCGACAACCTCAAGGACGCCCGCTCGCAGGTCAAGGACATGGGCGAGAACCCGAACGCGATCTCGCACCACCGACCGCTGACCCCCGCAGAGCAGGTGCGGGGAGGCCTGAAGAGCGCACAGGTCGCCCGCAAGCAACAGGAGGCGCTCTACTCGACCGAGCGCGGTAAGCGCTTTGCCGCCGCCCGCGAGCACTTGAACGACCAGAGCCTCTCGCCCGACGAGCGGGTTGCGAGGGCGAAGGTGGAGCTGGCCGGCGAGCTGCCGAAGATCAACTTCGAAGGCTTCGGCGAGCTGAACAACCAGTCGCTGCGGGCGCTCCAGACCCACATCCTCGACCACCCGCATCTCCTCGAAGGGCAGAAGATCCGCGCCGCGGAGGCGCTGACGGGCGCGCTCGCCGGAAGGACACCGACAACCGGCGAGATCACTCTGCTCCAGCACGTCTTCGGGAAGGAGACCGCTGCTGGTCTTGAGGCGATGAGGAAGCACCCGTTCAGGGACACGGTGGCGAACGTGCTGAACATCCCGCGTTCACTGATGGCCTCGTTCGATCTGTCGGCGCCGTTCCGGCAGGGGCTGATGGTCGCCACGCGCCACCCGACGATCTTCGCTCGCAACTTCGGCTCGATGATCAAGGCGTTCGGGAGCGAGCACGTCTATCAGGGCATCCTCGATGAGATTCACGCCCGGCCGACCTACCCGATGATGCTGGAGGCGAGGCTGCCGTTCACCGAGCTCGGCCGCGACATCGGCGGTCGTGAGGAGCGGTTCGCCTCCGACTACGCCGAGAAACTGACCGGCGGCAAGTGGGGTCCCGTGCGCGCCTCCGGCCGGGCCTATACCGGCTTCCTCGACAAGACACGCGCGGACGTGTTCGATCACCTGCTCCAGCGCGCCCAAGCGCAGGGCGTCGATGTGCAGGACCCCCACTTCTTGCAGAGCCTCGGCAAGTTCATCGGCTCCGCCACCGGGCGTGGCGACCTCGGCCGTTTCCAGGAGGCCGCGCCGCTTTTGAACTCCTTCCTCTTCTCGCCTCGCCTGCTTGCCTCCCGGCTCAACTTCCTGAACCCGGCCTACTACGCCCGTCTGCACCCGTATGCGCGCAAGGAGGCGCTGCGCTCGGGCCTGCAACTGGCCGGCACGCTCTCGACGGTGCTCGGAATCGCCTCCCAGGTCCCCGGCGTCAAGGTTGCCAGGGACCCCAGGAATCCCGACTGGGGGAAGATTCGGATCGGCAACACGCGCCTCGATATCGCGGGTGGGTTCCAGCAGGAGCTGCGGCTGCTCGCCCAGCTTGCAACCGGGGTTGCGATCAGCTCGACGACCGGCAAGAAGCTGAACCTGACATCGACGGGGTTCGGTGACCCGACGAGGCTCGACATCGCGCAGCGGTTCTTCATGGGGAAGGAGTCGCCGATTGCGAGCTTTGTCACCGACTGGCTGCGGAACTCCAACCAGATCGGGGAGCCGTTCTCGTTGCGCTCGGCGATCACGCAGCGGATGACGCCGCTGCTCGCTCAGGACAGCTACGACCTCTACAAGGCCCAGCACGGAGGCCTGAACGGTCTCGCCGCCGCCTTCGGCGGCTACGGCGTCGGTTCGGTCGGGCTCGGGATGCAGACCTACGGCAAGAAGCCGAGCACCGGAGCGGCCAATGCGATCAAGGGAATCATCGCCAACGGCGGCACGATCAGCGACGAGGGCCGGCAGACGATCGAGCAGATGTTCTCGGTCGATGACGAGCGCAAGGCCGCCTACTCGTCGCTGTCGAAGGGAGCCTCCGACCTCGACCGGCTGAAGGCCGACCTCAACCTCGGCGTCAAGCTCGGCAAGCTCTCGCAGGAAGACGCCGACGCCGCCGCCGCCAACTACGCGAACGCATCGGACGCGCAGATCAGTCACGCCCGCGACTCGATCGCCGAGCAGTGGTTCTACCGCAACGAGCTCGGCGCACTACGGAAGGCAGCTACGCCGAAGACGGAGACGACGAGTGCCCCCTAACGTCCGCACGCTCCCCTGGCGCGGCCAGAGGCCCAACCTCTCGACGCTGCCTTACCGCGGCCAGCAGCCGAACTACCGCGAGCTCGCCAACACCTTCGCCGCCCAGGCCGGGATCGACCCGCGCATCTTCAGCGCCCAGATCAGCCAGGAGTCGGGCTTCGACCCGACGGCCCGCTCTGGCGCCGGCGCCGTCGGGATCGCCCAGATCGTCCCGAAGTACCACCCCGGTGTCGATGCGACCGACCCGGTCGCCTCGCTCAGGTGGGCAGCGAACGAGATGGCCTCCTCGGTCCGCAAGTACGGCAGCTATCAGCGCGCGCTCTCGGCTTACAACTCCGGCCAGCCCGACAAGTACCTCGACCCGAACTTCGCCGGCGGCCAGACCTACGACTACGTCCGCAAGATCATGTCGGCGGCAGGGAAGAAGGGCGGCGCTCCGGCGAACACTCTTCCCCTCGGTGGGGTGCCGTCCTTCGGAGCGCCGTCGTCCGGGGGCGACCCGATCGCGGCGGCGCTGATCAGCACGCTCGGTCAGTCGCCCGAGGCTGTCAACCAGGCGCTGATGGGAGCGACCCTCTCGTCGCCGTCGTCGTCCCCATCCGCTGCGTTCGCAGGAGGACCCCTGGGCGTGGCGGCCCTACCGACGACGGCGATGGGGAGGGTGTCACTGGCGCCGGGCGCCGACCGCAAGGGCGTCTCGACGAACCCGGCCGTACTGAGCTTCGTCGGTCAGGTCGCCGGCCTCGCCGGGCAGCCCTTGACGATCGGCACCGGTACAAATCACTCCGAGCTGACCGTCAACGGCACTCAGTCCGATCACTGGACCGGCAACGCCGCCGACATCCCGTCGAGCGGCAAGACGCTGATCCAGCTCGGCCAGGACGCGCTGATCGCGGCCGGGATGCCGGCGGCGCAGGCCCGCCAGCAGACCGGCGGCGGCTACAACGTCGGTCCGTATCAAGTGATTTTCAATACCGATGCCCCTGGGTGGGGTAATCACCTCACGCACCTCCACGTAGGTATACGCCAAGGTTCTTAGCGAGACCGTCGCGCTGGACGTGACAGGGGCGACAAAGCTCGATCCAGTCTTCCCTGACCCTCTTGTATTCCCCGCTGACGTTGGCCCACTCGGTGCGACCCTCTTTCCCGCACGTCTCGCAGCGGCCCTGCTTGACGTAGTTGTTTCGCACCCAGACGTGAATGGCGGAATACCCGGCCGCTTCTCCCTTCCAGAGCGGATGCTTCTCGGCGCGCTGCGCGTTGCGCATCTTTTCGATCGTCTCGGGCGTGTGCTTGCGCCCGCGCGCGTAGTGCCCGTGGATGAAGCGGCGTGGCTGGCCTTTGACGTAGCCACGCTTCGCGTCGGTCATCTTGGCGATCGGCGCCGGGAGGCCGCAGCCGCACTCGCAGAGCTTCATCACTTGAAGCATATGCGGTGCAGTAAGCTCAGCATCGTCGGTCCGGCGACCGACTCCAGTAGACGGGTGAGGGGCGCTTCGGCGCCCCTCCTTTTCCCGTTCCTAGGGGCTTACTCGCCCTCGAAAGCGTCGTCCACGATTACACGGACGCTGCCGATCAGGGTGTTGATCGCCCAGTCGATTCTGCGCTCGCAGCGCCGGCGCAGTCTCGGCTCCAGCTCGGCCAGCCGTCTCGTGTCGGGCACGTAGGCGTCCATCACGCGTGTCTTCAGGTCGTCGAAGAGCTGCTCGTCGAGCAGGTCCTGGCCCTTGCGGTTGTGCACGACCCAGATCGTCCAGCGCGTCTTGCCCTGGCGCTTGAGCACGTAGAGCGTCTCCGAGTTCTCGCGCCGCTGCACATCGAGGTAGGCACGGATCATGCGCGTCGCCGCCGCCGACGGCAGTTTCAGCGACTTCGAGAGCTGGGCGTTCGTGAACTTTTCCGGCTCGGTTTCGAGTAGCCAGTCCTCCAGCACCTCCCAGCGTGAGCGGTTGTTCGCCAGTAGCTCCTTGATCTTGGCTTGCGAGAGACCCATCTCAGCGCTCGATTCCGACGAGTGCGCGGGCGACTTCCAGTTCTGCCCCGAGGGCTTCGTAGGCTCGGTCGATCTGTCTCACCGCCCTCGTGCTGAGACTGCTGTCGGCGACGAGCTCGCTCAGCTTCTCCAGCGCCGTCTCCAAGTGGTTCACGATCGTCATCGAACCGAAGTCGGCGACCATCTGCCGGGCCGGCTTCGTGATCTGCTCGACTGCGGCCTCGCGCTCCTGCTTCTCCCGCTCGCTCAGGTTGCGCTCGCGGTCGGCGAAGTCGGCCCGAGCCGTCGAGTAGGGGTGGTCGAAGGCCCGGCCGATCTGATTGCGCCGCTCACGCGGCAACTTCTCGATTACCCGCTCGATCTCCTCCATCGGAGCGTCCTTCAGCATTGAGGTCGTCAACCTCGTTTTGACGCCGCCGTATTCGCCCGCGAACGGCGCTGAATACTGGCCGCTTTTACCCTTTGCAACTAGCTCCTTGCACCACGACTGCGAGCGACCGACGCCTTCCGAGATCGTCTTCCAGGTGTAGCCCTCTTCTCGGGCCGCCGTCAGCTCGATGGCGGCCTTGCGGTAGAACTCAGCGCCGCGCGTGATGTAGCTCGCGGCCTTCTCGATGTGGCTCATCGCTACCCTCCTTTGCGCCGGGGCGCTGTTCCTCTCCAAAGGCGGTGCCCCGGCAACCGCGCTCACGACCCTATCAGACCGGAGAAGGGGAAGAAAAGGATTCCGGCCCAAAGGGGGCGAGTAGGGGGCGAGTTGGAGGCGGTTTGCGGTGACGCGCAGTGACACACGACTCGGAGCGAAAAGCTCGTTTGCAGGGATTTTGATCTGCGGGGAAGTCCGTTGTGACAACTAGGACGAGCTTCCCAAGCTGAATGTCGCGGGTTCGAGACCCGCCGCCCGCTCAAAGAAAAGCCCCGCAAACCGGGGCTTTTCTGTTTCCAGGGCTGACAAAAGGGGGTTAGTAGGGGGCGAGTTTTGCCTGCGCAGGCTACAGCCTGTTGTCTCCAGAGACGACGAAGGCCCGCCGAAGCGGGCCTCCATCGCTACCGCAAGACCCCGGAGGGTCCTACGTCTCGTCGTCTTCGTGCACGCCATGCCAGAGCTCCTCGCGCATCCGCTCGGCGAGCCGCTCGACGAAGTAGAGAACGTCGTGCGGGTCCTCGACTGTCGCCAGCACGCGCAGCAGTGTCTCGATCCGCTCGCGCAACTCGAAGCCGCGCTTCTCGTCTTCTTCGCTCATGCCTCCTCCTCCAGGTCGCCGAAGCCGAGCAAGCCGAGCGCCTCGATGATGCCCTCGTGCTCTTCGAGATCGCGGTACTGCTGCACGTAGTTCTTGTCGTAGACCTCGGGCGAGTGGCCGAGCATGCGGGCGGCGAGGTGGGGTGGGATCTTGGCGAGTGCGAAGATCGTCGCCGTCGTCCGCCGCAGCGTCCTCGGGGTGACGCCCTCCAGGCCCGCGGCCTCCGCTGCCTCCTTGACGATGTCGGTGACGTAGGAGGGGTCATGCGGCCGGCCGGGGATGTCGCTCGTGAACACGTAGTCGCGGTCGCCGGTGAAGCCGCGCTCGGTCGCGGTCGCCCACTCGGAGCCGAACGCCTCGACCGTGCGCGGCAGCGTCACGACCGTGCGCTTCCACTTCCCCTTCAGGTCGATCCGCCGCGCGTCCTGACCGCGCTCCAGCGGCGCCAACGACTTGGCGAGCTTCAGCATCTTCTCGGCGACGGCGACCTCGCCCCACTGGAGCGCGACGACCTCTGCGCGACGCATGCCGGTGTAGGCGAGCACGACGATCAGGTTGCGCTTGTGCTCGTCGTCGGCGGCGGCGATCAGCTTCAGCAGTTCGGGGATGCGGAGCGCGTTTGCGTCGTAGCTTTCGCGTGGCGCCTGGTCAGGCAAATCCTCGGGGCGGATGCGACGGAACACGTCGAAGTCCACGGCGCCCTGGAGCTGCGCCTCGTTCAGGAGCACGCGCAGGACGGTCAGCTTGCCGTTGACGGTCGAGCCGGAGAACGTGTCGCCGCTGCGACCCGGTTGCTCCCAGAGCCAGTCGAGCCATTCGAGCACGTCTTCGGCTTCGATCTGGTGGGCGTACATCTTGCCGAATGCCGGCTCGACGTACTTCTCCCAATCAGTGAAGTACTGGTTACGGGTTGCCTGCGAACCGATGCCGCGACGGCGTCTGTTGCCATAGCGTGGGTCTCTGCTCTGGGTGGGTCGCGCCAGTCTCTTGTCGACGCGGGCGAAGTAGCTGTCGGCGATCTCGGTCATCCGCTTCGAGCTGCGTCCACGGGCTTGCCGAACCTCCGGCCGCTGCTTCTCCCAGGCTTCGATCGCTTGCTTCTGGGTCAGCCCGACGCCGAGCGGGCGACGGATCGACTTCTTCTCGGCGGAGTTCCACTGCACATGCTCCCAGACGACGCCGCGTTTCGAGTCGCGCTTGACGAGGCCGGGGTAGCGCCTCGTGTCGAGTGGAGTACGCTGTCCTGCTGCCACTTGGGGCACCTCCTTGTGGTGGTCACGGCCGGGGAGTTCGCGCTCGCCCGGCCTCTTTCGGTTAGGTGGCACTGAGGGTAGCATAGGTCAGCGGACGGACTCCAGCCTGCGATCGAGCTCGCGCAGATCGACGAAGACGCGGCCGGCCAGCGTCTTGCCGGGCAGGCTGCCGCGGCGGACGCGCGAGCGCACGGCCTCCGGCGAGATGTCCAGGAGCTCCGCCGCCTGCTCGGCGGTGCGCCAGCGCCACTCGAAGTCGGCCTTCTTCACTTCGGCGCGCACGAGCTCGCGCAGCGCCGGCGCGAGCGCCGAGAGCAGCGCCTCCGAGAGCGGCTCGCTCACTGCTGGGCTCGCCACGCCTCGTTCATCTGCTCGCGCAGCTCCTCGTCCGAGCGCCAGCGCGCGAGCTGCGCGTTCGTGCCGTCGAAGAGCTCCTCGATCATCTCGCTCTCGCTGACGATCGCGCCGACGTTCCTGATCCAGGCCATCGCCGTCCTCGTCTTGCGCGCGCGCGTCGCGTCGGCGACGACGCCGGGTGTCTGTCCACTCCTGATCCCGGCGAGGAAGAGGCCGGTCGGCGACTTGACGCCCGGCGCGCTCGCCGCGGCGAGCCAGGCGACGACGAGATTCTGGTCGGCGTTCCTGACCTCGTTCACCTGGATCGGCGTCAGGCCCAGTTCGTCAATCCCGAGCATCGGCGATCAGCTCCGCGATCTCGTGCAGGTCCTCGACGACGCGCTCGATCACCCTCGCCACGCGCCGCTGCTCCGCCTCGGGCAGCGCCCTGATCGAGTCGAGCAGCGTCACGAACGTCGGGTCGTCCACGAACCACTGCTCGCCGATCTCGCCCCACTCGAAATCTTCGCCGTCGCCGTCGTCGTGATTTGGCTCCAAGGGGGTGTGGTCTCCTTTTCGGCGTAGGGCTGGCGTTACCCCGCTCTTTCAAGCGGCGGCGGGCGTCGGCGGTTTTGCTTCGCACTGGAAGGGCTTTCGTGCTCGGCTGCTTGCTGGGTCACGTACACAAGGCGTCTCCGCGTTTTTCCGATTTGACGATGCAGTCCCCTTTGGACTCACCCCGTGCGACGGTCCAGTGCCACCTTTTGCGATTCCCCTCCGGCTCGATCGGAACGGGGCGTGGTCTTCACCGTGGGTTCTCCTGGGTGCTACACCTATGTGGGGCGCGGCACGGCCGTCGAGCGAGCAGCGTCGCGTCCCATTTCCTTTCTAGAGTCGCCGTCGTTCGTCGTCTGCGCAACGCTGTGGATAACTCGGTTCACTTGGTCTGACCATTTCCCGGATTTGGCTCTATGAGCGGCTTTGCCGGAGTCGATACGAACGTACGTTGCGAAAAACGGCGGACACTTGATGTGGTCGGCCATTTGACAGCGGGTTGTCGCCGCCAGGCCGACTCGCGTTGCACTTCCTTTTCGAGTCGGAGCTGGTCGCGGCGCAGTTGTGCGACCTCGTTCTGCGCGGCGCGCAGCTCTTCGAGTGCGACTTGCTCCCTCTCACGCCAGGCGCGCATTCGGGCGCGGACGTTGCGGAGCTTTCCCTGCTCGCGCGTCAGCTCGGCGCGCAGCCGGTAGTTCTCGTTCACGAGCCGGTACTCGCGCTCGGTCATCCGACAAGCTCCAGGAAGTCGGCGAGCGAGAGCGCGACGTACCACTGCTCGCGGTTTTGCCGGAAGACGACAACGGGCACAGTCCCGTCCGGCGCTTCCTCCGACGCCTGACGCAGCCACGCAGGGAGCGCCAGCCTTTCCTGGCGCTTGGCTTCGATGTGGAGGGCGAACGAGCGAAGCTCGGCAGTGAACCACTTCTCTTTCAGCGCGATGTGGTCGCCCTGGCCTTCGAGGCCGCGCATCGTCCAGCCACGCGAGGCGAAGACGTGCTTGATCTCGCGCTCGCCCAAGAGGCCCTTCTGGCGCTCGCGGTTACTCATCGCGGGCGTGGACCTCGACGGGGATGCCGCGCTCGCGGGCGGCCTGGATCATGTGTCCCGTGCCGCGGCTCTCGCCGTCCCAGAACGCGATCACGAGGTCGGGCTGGGTGTCCAGCATCTCGACGTTCCTGACGATCCCGGCGCGCTTGCCGAGCATCTGCCAGGGGGCGGGGTGGCGCTCGACCTTGTAGCCGTAGCGGCGTGCTGCCTTGTCGGCCATCCGATCGGCGCCGCGGCTCGCGTCACCGTGGACGACGACGCTTCCCTGCGGCAGCTCGGAGATGCGGGCGTGTACGCGCAGGGAGTCGGACGGTTCCTTGCCCCACTCGCGGCTGCCGGAGACGACCACCCTCATGTCGCGTAGCCGTCCATCATCTTCTTGTCGCGGACGGCGTTCGCAACCAGCTTCGAGCGATAGCGGTCGGTCATCGCGTGGCCGTTGCGATCGAGCTTTCGCTGCTCGGCGAGCGCGGCCAGGATGCGCTGGGCCGTCTTCTTCTGAACGCGCGCCTGAACGCCGGTCAGCAGGTCCCGTGTCGTCGTCTCGTTGATCCGGTAGCGGCGCTCCATCTGGTCGTAGGAGCCGCAGCGTTCGAGCAGCTCTTTCAGATAAGGCAGTACCGCCGCCGCCGCCGTCAGTCCGTGCGGGCCGTCCTTGTGAACGAGCTTCGCCCAGTTCTGGCAGGCCTTGCAGCGCGAGACCGGCTTGCCCTGGTAGCGGCCCGACTTGTGGAAGTTCCAGTGCTGGTGGTCGATCGGTAGCCGTGTCGGCTCGGCGTGCGCAGGGCCGGAGCAGAGCTTCTCGGTCACATGCACTTCTGGTTCAGCTCCTCGGCGAGCGTGCGCGCCTGCTCCTCGCCGGAGCTGACGCCGTAGCGGTGGCCTCTGTTGCGGAACTCGCCGACGATCTCGTAGCCGATCGCGCTGTCCCAGACGTACCAGATCGTCTTCTCGCGCCCGTTCCTCGGGTCGGCGATCGTGGCCGGCGTGATCGGATAGCCGGTGACGTGCCCGACGACGAAGCGGTCGTTCACCCGCGCCTCCTCGGCCCGCTGAGCACGAAGAAGACGAAGAGCACGGTGACGACGAAGTACACCGGCCACGTCATCCCTCGCTCCTCGGTCGTGCCTCCGACATCCAGAGCTTCCAACGTGGGCAGCTCGCTTCGTGCACGGTGCGTGTCAGCGCGTGGTCGGGTGTGTCGGCCCAGCGGCGCTTCACCTTCGTCGGCTCGCAGGTGCAGCGGCCGGCCTCGTTGTCTGCAAGTCGCGTCTGCCGCTGGGTCTTTTCGTCGCCCATCTGGGCGCGGTAGAGCTCGACCTGGTCGTCGGTCGTGAGCAGCGAGCGCGGATGCAGCTTCGCCTTACCCACCGACACCCTCGAACGACTCGGCGAAGCGCACCTTGTCCTGGTGGGCGTAGTAGAGGGCGGGGACGATCACGTAGTAGCGCCCGGTGCCGTCCGGCTCGATCCCGAGCACGAGCCCGAGGTCGTCCACGAGCGTGTCCAAGACCTCGGCGCCGTCCTCGGCGTCGTCAGGGACCAAAATCCGCCAGGACTTGCGGCGGCGCCCGAGCGAGCGCGTGACGGTCGGGCGCCGCCGCTTCGTCTGCCCGCAGAACGGGCAGGCGTTCTCCGACACCCCGGAGTCGCCGGAGTCTCGCGGGGTGGTAGCGAGTGACTCGGGGGTGGGAGGTTGGGGTGCGAGCGGGCGCTCCGGTTCGTAGCCGGTCACGACCGAGTGCTCGTCGGTCAGCACCCTGCACCAGACGAAGAGGCCCTGGTCGTAACGGATCGCAGACTTGTGGCCGCCGATCTCGCCGGTGACGGCGTTGTGGCAGACCCAGCAGAGCGGCGTCTTGTTAGCGACGATGCGGCCGTCGATCTCGATCCAGTCGGCGGGAGTACGGGAACCACCCGCCTGCCGCGAGCGGCGGAAGATGTGGTGAGCGTGATCGGCGAAGAGACCGCAGTGCGAGCAGCGCGGGCCGACGGTGTACGCCGGTCCGCCTGGCAGCGAGCGCACCTGCGGGCCGATCGGCGGCAGTGTCACTCTTCGTCGTCCTCGTCGTCGCCGCCGACGTCGGGCTCGTGGCCGTCGCCCCAGTTGCCGTCCATCAGCTCGCGGTAGTTGAACTTCGTTCCGAGCGCGTCCTCGATCGTGATCGGGTCGCCCTCGTGGCGGAGCACGCGCGTGGCGTAGACCCAGACGTGCTTGGGGACGGTCATCCGCATCTGCGCGAAGTCCTCGCCCTTGCTCGTGATCCACCAGAAGCCGGCGCGGCCGTCGTCGGGGCGGCGGACGCGCTCCTCGACGGCGAATCCCCAGAGCCGCAGCCTGTTGATGTCACCCTGACCGCGGTGGCCGAGGTCCTTGATCCGGCTCGTGTGGATCGGCGTCTTGCGGGCGCCGAGTCTGAGGAACAGGATCAGCGCGTGGGCGGCGGTGGAGTAGAGCGACCACTTGTAGACCTGGGCGTGCTGGCGGCAGAGCGGACAGATCGCGCCGCCGGGTTCCCAGACGAGCCGGCCGAGGATCTTCTCGGCCTCCCCGAGCGTCATCGAGCGGGGGAAGTCCTGGCTCACCCGGCCCCCCGGAGGGCCTGAGATCGCGTCCGCGCACGTCCTGGTGCCCGTGTGGCGAAGTCCCTGGTGGTGCGGGCGATCTCGGCGGGATCTGCCCAGCGCCCGCGCTCATCCCGGTCCCAGCCCTTGGCGCGCATCTCGTCCTCGTCGAGGCAGCGCCGGCCGTCTTCGACGGGCGGTTCGGAGCGGAGGCCCTGGCTGTGGGTGTACTCGAACCTGCCGATCCGGTGGCGATCGAACATCTTGACGCTGGAGAAGTCCTCGTGGCAGGTCTCGCAGCCGTTCAGGTAGCCGAAGCCGTGCTTGTTCGGGACGCTGGAGGCCGGCATCTAGCGCTGCTCCCGGTAGAGCTCGATCATCTCGACGCAGAAGTCCCAGAGGTCGCGCCCGAGCCAGCCGGCGACGAAGGCGACGATGATCCCGATCGCCAACGTCAAACCTCCTCCTCATCGAGGCGTTTCCCGACGAAGTAGAAGGCGAGCAGGAACTCGGTCACCTGCTCGGCTGCTTCGTTGGCCGTCTCCACGGGCAGATCGAGATCGTCGAGATCGTCCAGTCCGACCTGGACGCGAATCGCCGTCTCGGGCGCGTGGCAGTAGAGCCAGAAGTGGTAGAGCATCGTCCGCCACTCCTCGAAGGTGGCCGTGACCGTCGGCTCCGTCACGTGTCCTCCCAGGCGGGACACCCCGAGCGAAATCCGCAGTAGTTGCAGGCGTACTCGTGGAAGCGGCCGTGCGTCGGCCAGGGCTCGTCGGGGCCGTAGAGCTGCATGTAGAGACAGGCCTCGGCCTCGATCGTCGCCAGCGTGCGGCGCATCTCGGCGCGCTCGCTCGGCGTCGGTTCGACGAGCAGCTCGGGCGCTTCCAGCGGCGTCCAGATCGAGACGCTGCCCGACTCGGTCGCGGTGACCGAGTGGAATTCGATCGGCCGGCCGACGGCCTCCTGGTAGACGGCGCCCTGGATGCGCCAGCTCTCCTGCGGCTTCTTGCGGGCGCGCTTGCCGGTCTTCCAGTCGATGATCGGCTCGGCCTCGCGGATCAGGTCGGCGCGGCCCTCGACCGGCACCGAGATGCCGAAGTCGACCGAGACGAACGACTCGACGGCGGAGGGCTGGATGCGCGGCGAGACCTTGTTCGAGTAGGCGCCGAGCATCTTCCGGCCACGGGCGCGAATCGAGTCGAGGTCGGGCTTGCCGTCCTTGCCGACCGTGTCCCAGTAGACCTCGAAGCCGCGGCGCTCCTGCTCGGCCTCGACCGTCTCGGCGAAGCCCTGGTCGTCGTACCACTCGACGAGCTCGGCGACCGGGATGTCCTCGTGGCTTTCGATCTTCTGGCGGAAGTTCCGCTCCAGGCCGGCGTGCACGGTCGTGCCGACGACGGGCGCCTCGGCCGGCCGCTCCTTGCGGCCCTTGACGTAGCGCTCCTGCCACTGGCGGGGGCAGCGGCGCAGCATCGAGAGCGACGACGGCGACCAATGCTTGATCGGCAGGTTGAAGCTGGTCGGCTGCTGCTCGGCCGTGCCCGCAGAGGCCTTTCCGGCGGCCTCCCAGAGCGTCTCCTGGCCTTCGAGCGCGATCCCGCCCAGGACGATGTCCCATTCGAGGCTGCCGTTACGGGCCTTCTGGTAGCCGCCGGGCGGCACCGAGGCGTCCATCTCGGCGAGGCCGGCCCTCGGCATCCCCGGCGGGACGTGCGGCGAGCCGCCGAGCCGCTGCAAGCGCGCCGAGAGGGTCGCGTCCGTCGTCAGGACGAAGACGACGCCCGGCTCGCGGGTGCGGAAGATCCGGCCGCCGCCGGCGCGGACCGCCTTCACGAGCTCGTGCGCGGTCGGCGCTCTACTCACGCGGCGGCCAGTCGTCGTCGATGTAGGGGGCCGGCTCGCTCGCCGTCGTCTCGCTCGCCGGCTTGTCGCCGAACTCGATCGACTCGGGCGCGACGCCCGGCTTCGGCGTCGTGTAGAGCTTGGTAGCGAGGCTGTGGCCGAGCTTCCAGACGTCGTCTTCCGGGGCGCCCTGGCCGAGCAGCTCGACGGCACGTTCCAGCCCGACCGAGAGCGAGATCCGCCAGGCGTCGTCGGGATCGGTCTTCCAGCCGTACTCGCGCCGGCCGTCGCGTGCGGCCACCTCGTCATCGGCTTCCTTCGCCGCCGAGGCGCCGTTGTAGTAGCGGTTGACGTAGGGCTTGCCGGTGTGCTGGTTGATCGTCGTCGATTCCTTCTCGTCGTAGTCGATCTCGACGAGCAGGCCGGCGTCGCGGTACTCGCGCGCCTCGGCGATCAGCTCCTCCTGCGAGGTTTCGAGCGTCTTCGGCGTGCC